GGGCTTTTTTTCATGCGCTCTTCTCCGGGGTGGCGGGGTGGTCAATTCCGAAAAGTTCATTCGGAGTAACTCCCAGTGCCTTACAAATCGGTACAACATCATCTGATGTCAGCCGCTTCCTGCCACGTAGCAATGCGTTAAACTTCTTCGGGTCATACCCTGCTGCCCTTGCCACCGCAGATTGTTTCAAACATTTTTCATCAATGATTTTGTAAATCATGTCCGTTGCACTCATTCCATACGCTCCTTTCATGTACAAGTTTCTTGGACATTTTTACAGTAGCACAAGTTTCTTGTTTCGTCAAGAGCTTTGTACAAATTTCTTGTACTTTTGTCTTGACTTTTCAAGACAGCACCTTTATACTGACCATAGAACGACAATTTTAGGGGGTGTTACAAGTGTCCTTCGCAACCCGTCTCAGACAGGCCCGTGAGCAGTCCGGTCTTACACAGCAGGACCTAGCAGAAAAGCTTGGCGTCACAAAAAGCGCTATAGGAAACTATGAAAACGGTGTCAGCAGTCCAAAATGGGACGTTCTTCTAAAAATTTTTGACATTCTTCAGGTAGAGCCAAATTTCTTGTACCAGGACAGCTTTTCGTTAGACGTTTCCGAATCCCGTTCTCTTACCCCCCAGCAGTCCGCGCTGCTGTCGTCCTTCGATCAGCTCAATGAGGAAGGCCAGCAGAAGGCCGTGGATTATGTAGATGATCTGGTGCTCACCGGGCGCTATAAAAAATGTGCTGCGCTTGGCCTGGGCACAAAAGAAGCATAAATAAAAAAATTCCGTTTCGCTACTTGCCGAAACGGTTCGTTTGTACTGGAGTGATTTTCATGTTTTCTACTGGTATTTCTTACAATGAAGCCGAATCTGCCATTCAGAAACTTGACCCTTCCATGCGTGCAGACTATGAAAAAAGTCTCTCCGACCTCCGAAAAGCCGAGACCGTCTATGCGGAAGAAGGACGGCAAGCCATCAGTTACATGGGTTTGGCGCTCAACTTGGAGAATGCCATGCAGGAACTCGCCGCCACAAAGTCTCTCCTAGATCAGGAACGCGAAAAGTGTCAATTCCTCGACCGTAGTATTTTTCCAATGCTTCTTCTGCTCTGCGGTTTTTTGAGTGCTTTCATCATACCGTTGCTTGCACATTCTTTGTCTTTTTCACCCTTATTGGCCGTTGCTGGCTCTATCGCTTTTT